TCTCCAAAGAGCGTAATGTTTGTGTAAAATTTCATCAATCCTCTTCCGATTTTGAAGCTTCCAGATAAAGGTCTAAAAGCTGCTTGTTCGGATCCACTATAGTCAAAATCGATTCCGATGTCAAGAACAAATCTCTCTGGTCACACATCTTCGGATATTTCTCCATAATTGGATGTGTGCTGTCATGAGCATAAGTTATACTATAACATTTTTCAATCAGAAGAGATGGTTCCTCATCCAATTCAACTACAGAGCCAATTAAATAAAATTGAGGATTACTCTGCAATACTACTATCTTTACCATCTGATTTCATCTCCGCAATTAATTCGTTATACTTTTCTAAAACTGAAGTATGGGGCTCATAGATAGATGTGATCTGATGTAAAGATACAAATACACTATCTCCACTAGAAAGAGGAACCCAAGGGTATAATTCTAGCTTTAAATTATTAAGTTTTTTTGGTCCTTCCTGGTATTCTTCAAATAAAACTTCAGAGTTTTGCTGAATCATTACCATGTAAGGAAGGGTAAATGAATAAGCAATTGGTCTTTCACTTTCCGAGGAATCCCTGACTTCTTTAATGTCAGCTATTACGTCTTCCCCGTTTTGAAGCCTTGCGATTTTTACTGTCATAATTTTTCTCCAAAAGTTGATCGAGAGTTCCTCTAATTATATCAGATAGTGCTCTCTTTTCTGTAATATTCTTTTCATCTGCTAGGTATCTTGCTAATGCTAGAACTTGATTCATATATTCACTAGGAATATCCAAGGTTAACATTTCCGAGTCTTCGCAGAATTTAGGGCATAGATTGATGTAATAATTCATAGTTTTCTCCCAATAAAAAAGGGGTGGTCGCACACCAGCCCCTATTTAATTTTATTACTACCATAATGAAAGGAAATTAATTGGATTTTGCCAACGATTTCCTGCGGCGACGATAGTAATATTATTTATACAATTCCATAATATCTTCTTTTCTGTTGATCAGGAATGACTCTCATTAGTTCAACTTTCAGTAGACCATCAGCATAAGTGATATTACCAACTTCAACATCACTTGCAAGATTGAACGATCTTGTAAATGTTCTCTTAGCTAATCCTCTATGAACATATTCATCGGATTCACTTTCTTCTGATCCTTTGCCCTTAGAGGAAATAACCAGAACATTGAATTCTGTGGTAACTTGAATCTCTTCTTTCTTCCAGCCAGCTAGCGCCATTTCAATATACCATTTCGATCCAGATTCCTTCACAATATTATATGGAGGATAGCTAGTCATAGTGTTCGATCCAAATGCATGAACTCTGTTGACTACATCTTCTAAGCCAACACTATATTTGTGAACACCGTTTAGAATTGCTTCTAGGTCTTTAGTTGTGTATTTGTTGCTTGTAATATTCCAAGTCATTGTTATTCTCCTATTAAGCGAGTGGTTTACATTACGGATCTAAAAGACTCCGCTTTAGCGAATGGGTAGCTGTGCCTCTTCCCATCACTACTAATTATAATAGTTTACAAAAAAAGCGGGGTTCGGAACCCCACCATCAATAGTTCGGTTAATGTCACCCATATTCAATAAACGACATTAATATATGGTTACCATCTTTCCTAACTTCATCTAAGTATTTTTTGCCCCAGCCAATGTTTTTCCAGAAAACTTTACCATCAGGCTGCAGTAGCATGACTCTAAGATATCTGGAAGCCATATTATGCCGTTGCTTCTACTTTCTTTTTACCAATATTATACTTGCTCTCTAGAGTCCACTCATGCTTTTCTTTATAAGCAATGATCTTAATTTGATTGAGAGGTGCAATATCTTCAATAGAATCTTGATTGACAATATCAATCAATCCCCAATCAGAAAGAAGTCTCGCAATGCGATTTCTCCTTTGAACATCATTAGCAGAAAGATTTGCAATTTTACCATCAAGAGCAAATAATTCCTTGAAGTGAACAATATAATACTTTCCTCTTTTATGAAGAATATGGCAAGACTGATAAAGCTTCTTTTCTTTTCTTGACGCAACTCCAATACGAGTTAACGTCTCACGAACTTTCAAGAAGTCATCAGGTTGTTTGAGAATAACCTCAACCATTTTATCCTGCGACCAATCATAATCTGTTTCAATGTCTTTTTAATTAAATCTATCTGTTGTCTATTTAGAAGCTTAAGAGCAGATTTTGCTTTATCTTGACTATACCCAAAATACTCTTGAATAATCAAAACATCATCTTCTGTTTCTTTTTTACTCCAAGGAGAAAACCTTTTGTTTTTCCTCACACTATTTAGCAAATAATCATAATGAAGTTTTTTATCAATATGATATTTAACATTCATTTCATTGACATGCATAATAGTATCAATGAAATTTGCCAAGCACTTATTAATAATAAAAGGAGGATAGTTTTTTTCCCACCCTTTGTCTTCGGTTTCTAAAAGATTATTCTTAACATGATTAATCGAATTGAGATAATCTTTTAATGGGTAGTTTTTATCAAATGACATTCAAGTTACCAGCTACACTAATACGAGTTACATCAGATTTAAAGGGATATACCTGATGAGTCAACCACGAAGGAAAAATATATATTTCATTTTCTTTTGGTAGAAAAGGACCATACTCAAACCTATTAAACTTCTGAGGTTCTCCATATGTAAATGATATCTTACCAGAAAATTGACCTTCTTCAAATTGTAATTCTTTTGGTATTTGTAAGTATATAATAAATGATAGATCTGAATTATGTCTGTGTGGAGGATTCCATTCATACCTTTTCTGGTAGTTTACCCAGCAAGATGTTATTTCATAACAAAATTCAGATAGATATTTGTTAGTGTGAAATTTAATTTCCTCTTCTGCTTTATGAGGCAAGTATATATACCTCTCATCTTCTATCTGACCAACTAAGTGTGGTCCTACATGTAAATCAGACTCATTAGAAATATCTAATAATAGAGTTTTAATGTCGTCTGATATTTTGTCATAATATATCTTAGGACCAAAGGGAGTTAGGATCATAATTCTTTCTCATAACAATTGCCTCCGCTTCCTCTGGAGTAGCTGCTTCAATTACAATTTTTTCGGTATAGAAATCTCTGGTTTGCTCATTACAATAATCAAAATCGCATGAGTAACAACCAGATTCTTTTTGATAGGTTACTTGAAACTGCATCGTAGCATTACCTCTGTTAAAAATGCAACTAAGTTAATTTCTTGGTCTGCAACAAAGGAAGATTTATATTGATATTCACCAATAATTAATACTGCTTCAGGAATACTTTTTGGCTCAAAATAAGAATACAGATTGTCATAGATTTTTCTCATGATAGTATTTGGATCGTTATCCATATTAGTAACAACCCACTTCTTCATGTTTGTGAATTCTCTGTTGCGCAAATATTTAGCTAGCTCTGACATACTGTTATCAGAGAGAGCAGACAGAACGCCAACATCAACTTTCCCATTCGTCGAATATCTTTGAAGTTCATTAATACAACGCCTAAAATCTGGGAAGTATTTTAGGATCAGTTCTGCAATAACTTTTTCAGAATATTCAACATTTTCTAGAGAGAGAATTTCTTTAATTCTCTCCATGAATTTAATTGCCAATTCTTGCTTTGCCTTTCCCCTGATAGAAAAATCTACGACACTGCAGCGAGAATGAAGTGGATCGATGATTTTATTTTTATAATTGCAAGTAAAAATAAATCTACAGTTACCATGAAATTCTTCCATGGCAGAACGAAGCAAAAGTTGAACGTCAGGGGTGGTATTATCAGCCTCGTCAATGATTAGAACTTTGTGCTTGCAAGAGCCAACCAAGGATACCGTTCCCGCAAATGTCTTAGCGGTATTGCGTACCGTGTCAAGAAATCTGCCTTCGTCTGATCCGTTGATAACATATACATCTGCTCCCAATTCTTGACATAGTGCTTTAGCTACAGTCGTTTTTCCAATACCAGGAGTTCCGTGAAGGAGGAGATTAGGGATTTCTCCCTTCTCTAAAAATCCACGGAATGTTGTTTTTGTTTCTTCTGGTAGGATACAGTCTTCAATTGTTTTGGGTCGATACTTTTCAACCCAAAGAAAATCATGATATGAACTCATTTATGCCTCACAATTAATTTGGTTCTAGTGCGATAAAATATTCGAGTTTTGATTTACTGTCAACAAATTTAGCAGCATTTGCATCACTAATTTCCACATCATAGAAGAGTGGTGATTTTTCAGCTGCCATGACTCTCAAGTTTTCCATTTTCATGCAAAAACAAAATTCTCGATCATCTTCACCAACTATAACAGAAAATGCATTAGAAGTATCATTCTCTTTATCTCTTACAGAGGCAACGATCGATCCAGTTCCATCAGAATAAAAACAAAGATCTTTTACTTGATAGATTGAAGCTGCTCTCTGCAACTTAGCAATGTCATTGTAACTTAGCCTGAACTTACAATATGTCGAAGGGAATCTGATCTGATCTGGTGCCTTCTGAATAATTTCAGGATCTGCGTAAAAGATTTCAGTATGAGATTTGGAATTGTTATCTCGAATGATCAAACACTTCTCTTTACTAAGATCAAATACTGGATTTTCGAACAGAGCCAGACCATTAATCACAAATCCCAAATCGTAAATAGGAATCTGCTTGGTGAAATCTTCCTCAACTTCCGCGTAAGCAATAATGGTTTTACTTACTGACATTGTTGAGATTTTA